GTAATTATAGATGAACAGGCCATAGGTATCCCGTGAGTATGATGCAACGACGCAAAGGCAAGGCCGGCGAACAAGAGCTAGCCCGATTGCTACGCAATAATCTGTCAATTGACGTTACCCGCAATCTCATTCAGGCCCGCAATGGAGGAGCGGATTTAGTGGGCTTGCCAGGGTTCGCATTGGAAGTAAAACGTAGCAAGCAAGCGCGGATAGGCGCTTGGTGGCTACAGACTTGTCAACAAGCGCGCGCAGCAAACGCGCTGCCGGCGCTAGCGTATCGCTTAGATTTTCAGGAATGGCATTTTGTGTTGCCGCTCACAGCACTGGGACTTGCGGAGCCTGGCCCAGATCACTGGAAACTGCGAATCGACGTAAACATGGACGCGTTTTTAGCTATTATCGGACCACTGCTCGCAGTAGCAGAAAAAAGATCCATGCATTCACCCATAGATATCGGAGCCACAACCTCCACAGCACTGAACGCGCTCAGAGCACGTGCACGGCGCGCGTCGTGATCGTATGATGTCCATATCTTCACAGATCATGGAGCGCGGCCATGGACCCAATCACATCAATGCCAGCCGGCAACGGATTGAGGCTGGCGAAAATCGTCAAATCGCATCCGAGCGGACAAGCACACGACATCGTGTTTCTTGATGATTTCTCGCGCGCAGCTGGCGTACAAAGCATTGCTACACACGCCAGCAACAATGCAGGCACTGTCGATATGCATCGTCCGGACACGGACTCGGCCAACCCATGGAACCCCGAACTGCAAAGCGTTCACGATCAAACAAAACGCGACATCGTCGCTGTCGTCGGGTTTATGGGCGTCACGCCCATTATCATGGGGCATTTGCCGCCGGCGCTGGCGCAGCTGAATTTTCCAGATAGCGATCGATGGGCGAATTTGCATATCGAACGACATGCAAGCGATTTAGTTCAAAGCACTGACGACAAAGCTAATTTTTCTCTTCGCCACCCTTCCGGCGCGTTTATTACGATTAGCACAAATGGCATGCCACCCGATTTTTCGGGTCAAGATTTTGACCACCTGTTCAAGCTGACACGCAACAAAACCGAAGCCCCCATTATCCGTATCGAAAACGGACACTCGACGATTACGATGCTGGCTGATGGGACGATCGAAATCACTGCCGACAATCTAGTCAAAATCACTGCCGGCCTGATTGCTCTAAACTGACATGGGCCAGCCTGTTGCACGACAGGGCGACACGATCGCACATGGCGGCTCAGTAACGGGCGTGATCACGGCAGGCAGTGGCAACGTCTTAACCAACGGGCAGCGAACAGCACGACAAGGCGACGCCGTTTTTTGCGTTTTGCACGGCACGCAAGTCATCACGGGCGGCAGCAAAACAGTCCTCACGAACGGCAAACGCACAGCCAGAAAAGGGGACGCCTGTTCATGCGGAGCCATTATTCATAGCGGCAGCAACAACGTATTAGCAGGCGGGTAAGTGACATGACCGACAAAACCGGGCAACAACCCGTCTCGCAAAAAGCGCGGCCCATGGCCCTGTTTATGACGGCGGCAGGCGGTTTTGGCGAGCTAGGGACGATTGGATCTATTGCGGGAGTACTCGGAAATACGCTGAACGCGGCCAGCCTTGTGCTGCCCGTTGGGATGGGCTGGGGATACCTCTTCTGGCTACGCCCCGAAGAAATTATCTACAACCACCCCACGCGGGCAAGCGTCATTCAAACACTGGGCGGAGCGTGGATGGATGACTTTGGCGAAGGCGTGACGAATATCACGCTCACAGGACACACCGGATGGAGACCCAGCGGCAGCAGTTTGCTCGGCGGCGAAGCGGCATTCCTCGCGCTACGACACGGATGTTTTGAACTGTATCATCAGCAGCGCGACGCTGCTGCCGCATCAGGGCTGGATCCGGATAGCGTGCAGATGATTTTCGTCGATACGCTCAATGATACGTGTTATGTCGTCTATCCGTTTTCGATGACACCGCGCAAACACAAATCACGTCCACTTCTATTTCAATATCAGCTGCGGCTGATCGGACTGCAGCGCCTCATATGAACGATATTCCCATCCCATCCCTAGACCCGTCAACAGCCGACACCGCCGACATCTTGCTGGCTGTTGCAGCCCTGCTGGAGGCTAACGGCGCGCAGCTACCGCGACCGTGGACTTACATGTCTAGCGGCCTGCTCAAACTACTGGCAGCAGCATTGCGCAACGATAATACGGCTGATTTTCACGCCGACGCCGAACTGGCCATGCGTTGCATGCACAGCGGAATGATCGCTTGCAGCTTGCTGCGAGACGCCAGCGCGATGCCAGAGCGCTTTCGCTACGGACAAGCACAGTTTGCGCACAAAAGCGCCTGGCTCGCGCTTGTCATGGGCTGGCCATTTCCATCCGCCCCGCAGTATCAGCCACCGCGTGAAATCAGCAATCTGTCCCCGCGACGTATCGCCCCAACAACGAGCGCTCCCAGTGCGCGCGACATCGAAGCGCTACTAGCGCAGCCGGCCAGCATGGATATCGCCAGCATCAACACGTATCTACAAACGATACCCGCCGGAATCTGGATACAAGGAATTTCCGCATGAGTACGACCGCGCCATTCCGTGTTGCGACAGTTTACGTCGGCGATTCGTTGCGCATCATTGCGCTGCGCGAATTAAACGACGCAATGCGCTGGCCGGAGCTGGCTGACCTGAATCAGCTACAGCCGCCATACATCATTGAAAGCATTGATGCACAGCAGAGAATACCTCACACGTTACTGTGGGGTGACACAATTCTTATCCCGTTATCCACCAGCGCCACGCCGCCTGCGACACTCAAAACACTGTACGGGACAGATATAGCGCTACAAAACGGACAACTCACCGCATCAAACGGAGATTGGGCGCTCGCTACGGGCTCCACGAATTTGCTCGCGGCGTTGCATCGGCGGCTGCAGACGCCGCACGCTAATTTGCCGGCACATCCACAATATGGATGCAATATCGCGCGCATCATTGGATTCAAGATTCAACCCGTCGCCCTCCTACTGGGGGCGGCGTATGTCAAATCGGCCCTGCTTGACGATGCGCGCATCCAGGCGGTGTTGCAGCTCACGTATCAAGTGCTCGGCGACACAGTAAGCTATGCAGCTATCGTGCTCCCCATCGGCAGCAGCGTCAGCTTAACAATGAACATCGTGTTCCCCTTACAAAATCACACGTAACGCAACGATATGCCCATGCCACGGTTGTTGTTTTTGAAATCGCACAACATCAGCGAGCCGCTCGACGAACTCATCCAAGAGCACGCACGCCTTGTCGCTGTGTTGCGCTCCCCCGATCATCGCGACGACCAGCGCGAGGCGAGGCGGCAAGCGGACGAATTGCGCAAATATCGCCGGAAACGCCGCAAAGCCCAGCAGCAGACAGCTGTAGGAGCAAAAACAGATGATTGACGAGCTAACGCCAAGATCGTTTATCACGATTACGAACGGGCTCATTGCGTACGCGCGCGGCACCAACAAAACGATCACAGACTACAACATTGGCAGCGTCGCACGTACTTTGCTAGAAGCGCCCGCGATCGAAATCAACGCATTATCGCAGTCGTTCATGAGCGCGCTGTTAGCCGCCATCCCGATCGCTATTTACAATGGATTTTCGTTTCAAGCGCTGCCAGCCAGCGCCGCCAGCGGTTACGTCACGTTTTTCAATGATCCTGACTATCCGGAACACGTTGTTGTGCCCGCTGGAACGCTCGTGCGCGATCCACTAAAAAGCGTGACATATGCAACGCAAGCCGATGCCGAGATGGCGGCCAACGACACCGAGGTCACCGTCGCCGTCGCCGCAACGAGTGTCGGCACGCCGGGCAATGCCGAGCCAAACACGCTACTAGCCTATGTCCCGATTATCTCCGGCGTCACAGTCAACAATATCCACTCCATTACAGGAGGATATGACGCCGAAAGCGCGGACGCACAACGCCAACGCTTCGCTCGATACATTCAGAGCCTCGCGCGCGGCACAAACGGCAGCTTGGAATATATCGCGCTAACAGGGGCGATCTTTAGCAACGAAGGGCTTGTCATTGAGCGAGCAGCCCGCATCCGTATCGACGAATCCGCAGGACATGTCATTGTGTTCGTCTCGAATGGCAGCTCGGCGACATCGCCGGAACTCATTGCTGATATTCAGCGCAAAATCGATGGCGGATATGACAGCGCCAGCGCCACTTGGATCGCCGGCTATCGCCCCGCCGGCATGCGTGTCGATGTTATGCCGTTTTCGCTGGAAACACTCGACATCATCATCGAATGCGATGTCGATAACGCCAACGCGACCGACACGACACGCAACATGATCCGCGACGCGATTACGGCGGTCTTGCTCAACCCGCCTCACGATACGCTGCTGCGACCCGGCGATATCCTCAGCGCCGTATTGCAGTTACCCCCGATCAATGGAGCCGTTTTGTTGTCGCCTACCACGGCCACCACCGTCGCCAACAATACATTGCTGCAGCTCGGGACGCTCACACTGACATGGGCATGATCCGCGCACTGCAAAACAATCTGCCGCGCACCTTCGAGATTCAGCCGGCACCAGAAAGCGCACTGGTTGTGCAATATCACGCCGCGTGCACGCTGACTATCAATGCACACGATCAGCTGCTGATTTCGCTCAGCGCGATCAACGTCACCATAGACCTGGCCGACCACACACTAGAAACACTCTCTAACACGCTGGCCGGGCTCGGATTTTCCGTGATTCAGCAGAATGCGGCATTTTTAGCGTATGACGCGCGCATCCTGATTGCGCAAGACGGGCAATATGCGGGGGGCGATCATATTGCGCTACAAGCGTTTACGAATCCGCTATGGAGCATTATCAAGCCATTGGCGGCCGCCCTGGAAGAGGCGGACGGGCATCGGCTAGCATTTTTGACACAGCTGAATCTGCCGGACGCCGCCGCATTTTGGGCGGACACGTGGGGCGATTATTTTGGCGTTCCGCGACGAATAAACGAAGTTGATGCACATTACACGCAAAGAATCATCGCAGAAGTTTTTAAGGCCCGAAACACAACGATTGCGATTGAGCAGGGCATTCGTGAATCGTTAGACGTTCAGATCACGATTATCGAGCCATGGCGACGCATGTTTAAACTGTCCGGATCACGCTTGTCAGGGCGTGACGCATTGCCCGGCAGTTATTATCAGTATCACATCCTGCATCCGATTAGTGACGATGATGTTGACTGGCCGATTGCACTGGCGGAAATTGATCGGCTGCGGCCAGCCGGCAGCGTCATCGTATTTCCGCGTAACGAACATAGCGGCATCGATTTTACGGTACCCGATCAACTCGCTGTCATTGGCGATCATGGCCACTTACACAGCGCTGCCGTTTTTATGCGCGGCGGCATCCTCAGCAGCACGCTGATTCTGTCCAATAACGAGAACGCCGCTATCTCCCTCGCCGGCGAATATTCGCGCATGCACAGCGTGGCGCTGGTGTGTTTCGTGCCGGATGGCGACCCCACATGGGGCGTTAGCGCATGGGATACAAGAACCTGGTACAGCGCTAGTCAATTTGTGAGCGGAGAACTGACAGCCGATAGGCATCACAGCAGCATGCCGTAACCGGAACGCCGGAACGGCTCATTGAGGGATTGATTATGTCAACAAATGTTATTGCCGTGTCTGGATTTCGAGTCTGCGCCGCTATCGCGATCAAGACACAAACATTACACATGGCATGGGGGACGGGTGACCCCGCGTGGGATAGCGCAATGGAAGCGGCGTCCATCAGCGACGCGGCATTACACAACGAGCTAGGACGCAAAGCTATGACGCAAGTCGCCTATGTGACTCCTGACGATGCTGGCGATATCGTACTATCGAATCAGACGTACTCAATCAGTAGCGCCGCAACGCGCCATTTATATTGCAAATGCGTGTTTGAGGCGGCGGAAGAGAGTAGCGCAACGATCCGAGAAATTGGGATTTTCATGAATTCAATCCCGGCGAGCGGACATGAAAGCGACGCATACCTACTACCCGCTAACGTGCAGACGCCCGGCATTATGATGCTGGAAGACCGATTTGTCGGTGTCATCAGAACCCCGACCAATCGCGAGCTTTTTGAATACGTTATGACAATCTAACCAGCCTATACAAGCCCCTTCAAAGGGGCTTCGAAGGGGCTTCAAAGGGGCTTCAAAGGGGATCTTGAATATGGCGCTAACTTATCCGGCTGATTATTTTGATCGCACTGACGCGTCGAAGCGTTTCGACGCGCACTTATTTCTTGCAAATCGCGTGTTGCAATCTGCAGAGCTCAACGAACTACAAGCGGAAATGCGGGCGCGCGTTCGGGGAATTGGTGACGCTCTATTCGCAGAAGGCGCGGTCATTAAGGACGCGCAGATTTCCATCGACCCCGATTCCGGAGTGACTCAATGTCAATCCGGAATTGTGTACATGAACGGAAAAGCGTACGGCGTTCCGTCCGCGAGCATCACAATCCCACTGAGCGGCACTGTCAGCGTCGGAATTTATCTGATCAACACGATCATTACGCCGCTCGATGATAGCAGTCTGCGCGATCCGGCGGTCAATAGCACAAACTTCCAAGAACCGGGCGCTGATCGCCTCAAAGTGCTCCCGACATGGGGTAGCAGCGCGAGCGCCCCCGATGGCGACAGTAATGACTATAATTACTATCCAATCTACACGGTGATTGATGGTGTCCTGCAGCCGTACCATAAGCCCCCAGACCTGACCCCGATTGCCTTGGCGCTGGCGCGCTACGACGTACAAAGCACCGGCTCTAACTATGTCAGCTCCGGGTTTGATGTCCAGCAATTGCCTGATGTCGGCGATCAACAGCAATTCATGCTGACAGAAGGCGTTGCGCGAATCAATGGCATTGAGCTGGACATTCCGCATTCCACCCGAACGTTTTACAGCGCCGTGCCAGACTTAGCGAGTGTCAGCGCTGAATCGCATCTTGCGAGCGCGAGCCCGCAAATCGTCACATTGAATCATGCGCCCCTTGACGCCGTCATCATTATTCTGATTACGCGCACGATTACACTTGAAAATGTCGTGCGCGGCGTCACGCCTGGCGGCTTGGATAGCCTCGCTCATAACAGCGTGATACAGCTCACGCTAGTCAAACAGGGCGCAACAACGTATGCGGCTGGCACAGATTACACACTCAGCGGCGATCAGATTAGCTGGGCTCCGGGAGGAGCAGAACCAGCCGGCGGCTCCACCTACCAAGTCACCTACACATATACCGCTGTCTATCCCAATGAACCCACGATCTTGGGCACGACCAGCGCCACCAGCGTGCAGATCATCGGAGCTACAACAGGCAGCAATATCCTGATCGGATATACGTGGCGCATGCCGCGTTACGACCGCATGTGTATCGATTCAGATGGGGTCATCACGTTCGTGCGAGGCGTCAGCCAAACGTCGCTGCCCGTTCCGCCGCCAGTCCCCAATAATTTGCTCCCACTGGCCACGATTTTACAAACGTGGGATAGCGCCACACGCACATGTACGCCGGACGCCGTGCGGATGGTCAGCATGGCAGAGCTGCGGAGTTTCTCGCGGCGGCTGGATGATCTATACGCGCTTGTCGGCGACTGGCGGCTCGCGATCGCCACGAACGCAACGGATCCAGCTACAAAACGCGGGTTGTTTGTCGATTCGTTCGCTAACGACAATATGCGCGACATCGGATTGCCACAAACCGCCATTACGAACAATGACGCCCTCACATTGGGGGTCGATTGGACAGTGCACGATATTTCGTTGTCCAACGTGAACACGCTCGATACCGCAGCCCCCGCCGTGATCTTGGCCCAAGGGCTCGCAACGGACAGTACGGCTATCAACCCATACATGGCGTTCGCACCGATCCCCGCCGAAGCCGTACTAGAACCAGCTATCGATTTCTGGACAGAGACACACGATGTCTGGGGCACGCAAATCGTAAAACGAAACGGCTGGAACGGCGGGGCTGCGGCATCCATCGCGCAAGCCGCATTATCGGCGTGGACAGATCGTGGAGCCGTCACGAGCACGTACAGAGTCGGAATAGGCGGCGGTCCCAGTGATAGTCTTGTCACGGCAGAAATTATTACGGACGTTGTAAGTGATTCCGGGGCGCAATATGCTGCAGAGTATTTGCGGCCACTGACAGTGCATTTTACATTGTCAAATTGGGGAAATTTAGAAACGTTGACGCAAGTACTCTTCGACGGCCTCACGGTTACACCCCGTGCAACTCCGTAACAGCAGGATGAGATAATGACCATTCTAACAGCTACAAGTGCAGGCCAGCTCAGCGGCTATTTCGATATTCCAGCAGACGTGCCGGCAGGGTCAAAACAAGTCCAGTTTTATGGGGCAAGCAACTCTGGCAGCTACGCCGAAGCCACCTTTGTCGGGCGCGGACAAATCCAAACACGCGAATTGCATCGCGTCGTGACTATCAATCTATCGGCACGTTTTGTTGATCCTGTCGCCGAAACGTTTACATTACCCGTTGACCGTATGATTGGCGGCGTTCGAGTCAAATTTTCAGCAGGCGGCACCAGCCGCGTCATTGCGCAAATCCGCGAATGCAGCAACGGGTTCCCAACGGCCAGAACGATCACAGACGGCAGTATCCCGCAGAGCGCCATCAACACGGCGTCGAGCGCGTGGACCGAGATTGCATTAACCCCAAGCATCCTGCAGGCAAATCAGGAATATGCGCTCGTCCTGTTGTGCGACGATGCGACGACGGCTGTGCGCGTAGCGACATTGGGGCAATTTGACAGTGTTGCGCAACAATGGATTACAGAACAGCCCTATCAAATCGGCGTACTGCTCAAATCCAGTAACGCGAGCACGTGGACACCGGACCAGACGTCGGATCTGGCATTTCAACTGTTAGAGCCCACTTACACGCCGTTGAATAGCGCTACGAGCGCTGTTTCCAAAACCATCGCCCTTTCATCGTGCAGCGCCACAAGCGCAGATATCGTGCTCGTAATGGCCGCCGTAGAACGGCCCATGACGGGGTGCGATTGCCAATTTGAAATATCGACGTATCCGAACAGCGCAACGACTAATCAATATATCGTCCGCGAAGGGGAGCCGTTGACGCTGCCAACCCAATATAGTGGGCCTATCACATGCAGCGCGATCCTCACCGGCACACTCCACAGCTCGCCCATTCTATACCCGGCCATTCAGCTCGTGACCGGGTGCGGTCGCAACAGCGGGACATCCATTACGCGCTCAATTCCGTGCGGTGCAACCAGCGCCAGCAGCAGCAAAATGACCGTAAACATGACGGCCATTCTCCCGCAGGGCAGCGACGTCACTGTTCAGGCCCAGATCGGCACCAACGCCAGCAATTTGCCGATTTGGGGCAGCGCGTTCAGCCTTGTGGGTACGCCAGTCCCTGTTGGGAATAATGCATACGAGCGCGTCTATACGGCTTCCGGATTTTCTGTTAGTTCCACCAAGGTACTTTTGACCTTGACGGGCACGCCACAAGCTCAGCCTGTCATTCTCAACATGCAAGCGTATTGCGTGTCCATGTAATCGTCGCACACACCGAGCAAACACATGGCCGAATCGATCATTGATCAAAGGACAGTCAATCGCAACTACACGTTGCCGAACGTCGATAATACGCTGCAAACAGACGTCGGACGGATACGCTCGGCGCTGAGCGCGATAGACGAGGATGTTAATAGCTTGCTCGTCAACTATACGCCGGACAACGTGCTAGCAATGCTGCTGACTGTTGACGGGGCAAGCAGCGGCATTAGCGTGCAATATCTGGGCGGGCAGGAGGCGACGTATTTTGCGGCCAGCAGCACGCTAGCGGCACACATCGGCAGCGGGGGCGGGGCGCATGCCGCAGCAACCACCGCGACAGCTGGTTTTATGGACTCCGCATCCGTCACAAAACTGGCCGGCATTGAGGCGGGAGCGCAAGCCAACACAGTCGCCAGCGTGCAAGGCAAGGTCGGTGTCGTCACGCTCTCCGCATCCGACATTAGCGCCGCCCCATCCACGCACGTGGGCAGCGGCGGCACTGCACACGCGACAGTCACGAGTGTGTCGGCAGGCTTTATGACGGCCAGCGATAAGAGCGCGCTTGATTCGGCCTCTTCGACACTGCGCGTCAGCCATCAATTTTTTCTGCGGGGCTAGTTTATGGGTGCAAAACGTCTAGGGGCTGTCGATATTACGGCCAGCACACAAACGCTACTCTACACGCCGCCCACAAATACAGGCGCAGCGATCACTGCGAGCCTATGCAATCGCAACAGCGCCAGCGTCTTGATTAGACTGGCACTCTGCACCAGCGCCAGCAGCGCATCACCGGCAGCAGGGGAGTACGTCGAATATAATACAACCCTCCCGGCCAACGGAATTCTGGAACGTACGGGACTGATCGTGGCTAGCGGGCAATATGTCGTCGCGTATTGTAATAGCGCTGGCGTGTCCGGATTGGCATTCGGGATCGAATCACAGCTACCGCCCAACGTCACAGGAGGACGGCTCGGGGCAAACGATATGACGGCAGCTAGCAACACAACGCTATACGCATGCCCGAGCAATTCGCAATCCGTCGTCACTATCAATTGCTGCAATCGCAATAGCGCTAGCTCGACGACAGTCCGTCTCGCGATTTGCAACAGCGCGTCGCCAGCGGCGAGCGAATATATAGAATATGATACCGTCCTACCCGCCAACGGCGTACTAGAACGCACAGGGCTCGCTTTGGATGGCGGAAAATATCTCGTCGGCTACTGCGCGAGCAGCAGCGTTTCTATGACGTGCTACGGATACACAGAGCCATAACATGGCCATCACATGGGAGCATTGATATGGGACGTTCACTAAGCACGACCACACCGGCAAACACGTCTCCAAGCTATCCGTTTGGACATGGGCAGTTTTCCGTTTTTTTTGCGAACGGCACTTGGACCTGCCCCGTATCCGTCACGCAAGCCCGCTTTCGCGTGCTCGGTGCAGGCGGCGGCGGATACAAGGGCGGCGGCGGCGGCGGCGGGTATTCTGTGCTAGAGACCGCCGTAACGCCGGGCTCCGCCTACACCATCACTGTTGGCGCAGGAGGAGCCGGCGGCAGCGACACAACAGCGACTGCGGGCGGATCCAGTTCGATCGTACTCAGCGCTACAACGTTAATCCAAGCCACCGGCGGCAGCGGCGGCACCGCAACAACCGGCGGCAGCGGCGGCGTGGGCTCACTAGGAACTTGGAACTCCACCGGCGGCAGCGGCGGGGCGGGTTACAGTACGACCCGAGGCGGCGGCGGCGGGAGCGCAGCGACATGGAATCGCAACGGATATTCCGGCGGCGGCGGCAGCGCTTCTTTGGGCGGCGGCGGCGGGGGCGTCGGTGGGAGCGGAGCGAATGGCGG